GCCGAACGACAAGACAATACAGCCTTGTATAAGTCGGTCCCGTCAAAAATATTTTCGACGAGAGACAGAGAAACTCTGTCCGATGCATCCTTCATATCCAGTGTGACCCAGCATCGTGACGGGTCTTCCTCGTTAGAGGTCGATCCCAACAATGCTAGCCATTGATTGACAGACTGATCCGTGAAATTCACGAAGCCTGCCGTCAGTGGGTGTCCTTCAAGGAATGCCATTAATTTTCTGGCAAGACCCTGTTGGATCCACTGAAGTTCCAATGGTTCACAACTAATTAGTCGAGGTCCGCGGGAGTCTTTAGGGACGAGCACCACTTTAGCGGTGCCGTGATCCAAGACTTCACGTGTTTGTATCCAGTCGAGGCAGTCGGCAATATGTGTCGGAGAGTATACAAAATACTCGCTAAACGGATAATAGCGTTCAAGAGATCGGTAAATCCTTTTAAATTCACCTTTCTCCGATTGCGTTTCACCCGTTGACACTGCGCCGGGCCCATGTCCGGGTTTGATTTCCCGGGGACTGAAAGACGCGAAGAGTTTGGTCGTAAACGACCTTGCTTTTCGCACGACTGGGTCTTCTCGGAAGTTAACTTCCGGTAATGACCTGTCCGTCTCGATGAATCCATAGATTACTTTTAGTTCATCTATGAGTTCGTAGGGTAACTCCAGTTTGTACATTGCGTACAAAAACTGGCGGAGTGCCTTGACCGTCTCTATCACCTCATGGTTAGAGGCTACATCATGTCGTAGATAGCCGTTATGGCTAAAGACACGAGAATATAATGATGCAGGAATGCATTCATCGTATTCAAACCAAGTATCGCCCTGTAAAGAGCGATCTAGTCGTTTTCCGACACTTGGCAACACGACAGTCAAATACTTGACGCCGTGTTCAGCGATCCCTTGACGAGTGGTATTGAGCCACTTATCAAGTTCAGACTGTTCGAGTATGAGACGATCAGCTATGTCTTGCTGTATCGCCAACGTAACTTTGCTATATAGCATGTTATTATGGTTGTACGGACAAAACACCTACGATCCTCAAATATTCCTCTCAGAGCCCCATAAAGGCCCTCCGATAGCAATACGCTACCGGGGGCCCGCATGGGAGAACTGAACGTCTACGTTAAACCTCGCCCGTCAAAAGGCGAGTAACAAACGTATGAGCCGGTTGGCCAGAGGTGAACTCATCGGCCTCCAATCCCGACTGCGAAGCAGGCGAGATTAGGAGGTAGAGAGCATGTACCAGACCAATCATATCATTCGTGCTAAAGTTGGTGTCGCGTGGAGACGCGAGTACCAACGACACGAAAGACGTGCGTTCACTACCGTCCGTGAGCACTTTTGTGTGCTCGAGACGTAGTTGAGTGCGATTGGTGCCGACGGGCGGATTCTCGTTCGTTGATTGATTACTAATCTTCAACGTATAAGACTCCGTCGCGGAAACGGTGTACTTGCGTACACTGCTACCGTTGTCTACATCAATGAGGGAGACGGGCGTATTCAGCGTTACGCTGGAGATGCTCGCCTTGAGGTTTAGGGTGTTATCAAGCATGTTGCTTGTTCTTTATATAATGACGTTAAGGTCTTCGCGTGCTAATGAGAGAGGTAGCTAGTAATAGCTTATCAATCCCAAGTCGCTTAAGCGAAGACTTATGTGGTGGATGCGGAGGTAGATAATGCCTCCGGACGAAGGTGCGGTACAAGTCTCCATACTGCGGGGTTTTAGACCCCGAAGCAGGATCAGTGTACCACCATTGGCGAGAGAGATCACCACGGATGTGGTGCGCTCCCTCATAGACTGTCATGTTGACCCCGACAAGGTCGTGCTCTAAGTCGTGAATACGGTCACCGAGATCGGTGAACCAATCCACAACGAAAGAGAACGGAATCGCGTCGTATATAATCCCAGGATCGGCCTGCACTCCCCAATAATCAAGGAGTGCTAGGAATCTTCCGATACTAGTGTGTATGATGTCATCAGCTCTCAGATCAAATCTGAGGTAGGCACAATAGTACAATTCATAACTGTACTTAATTGTCCAGATGCCACCTACACCCTTATACCGCCCAACTTCTATCTCTGTTTCCAGAGGATAAGAATTGCCGAGTGGTATGAGGGAGGGGTCCAAAGTAAGTTCACGAACGTAGCGATACGTCCGGCGCTTACCATGATAGAGCTCACTCAGAACTGCTGACCAAGAGGTCAGCATCTTGAATATGCTCTGTATGTCGGAAATGAGAGGCAATATTCCAAAAGCCCATACGAGATGTTC